CCACCCGCACCCACCGACAATGGCACTGACTCGGAAGAAGTTTCTGATTGCGAAGATTGAGTCAACCTATGGGACTGATCCGAGTCCTGTAGGTGGATCCGACGCAATTCAGGTCACCAATCTTGAAGTGACTCCTATCGAGTCAGACAACGTTCAGGCTGCTGCTTATCAAGGCTTCATTGGCAACAGCACTCGCGGCACCTTGGTTGCCAATAAGCGAGTGAGCGTCACTTTCGACGTTGAGCTTGCAGGTTCTGGTACTGCTGGTACTGCTCCTGCTTTTGGTCCGCTGCTGAAATCCTGCGGTCTGTCTGAAACCATTGTCTCCTCCACCAGCGTCACCTACGCAGGCGTGAGCAGCAGCTTTGATTCAGCCACGATCTACTGCTTCTACGACGGCACCCGCCACAAGATCACTGGCGCTCGTGGTTCGGTGAGCTTCAACTTCACCGCTGGTCAGTTTGCCGTTGCAAGCTTCAACTTCATCGGCATTTACAACGCCCCTGACGACACCGCCCTGTCCGGTAGCTTCACTGTTGCCAACCAAGCTGCAGCAATTGAAGTCAACGACACCAACATGACCACTGCCACCTTCCATGGTGTAAGCAGTGCGCGTATTGAGTCCTTTGATCTGGCTCTTAACAATGAGCTGATCTACAAGGAGACCGCTTCCAATAAGGAGGTGATCATCACCAACCGCGCACCCGGCGGCACTGCGGTGATCGAGGCTCCTGCTGTTGGCACCACTGATTACTTCGCCAAGGCTGCTGGCGTTACCACTGGCGCAACCAACTTGGTACTTGGTGCAACCGCTGGCAACATTCTCAGCCTCAGCGCTGCCCAGACGGATATTACCGGAGTATCCTATGGGGATACCAACGGCGTTATCTCGCTGTCGATGCCGTACTTGGCTCTGCCTACCACGGCTGGAAACAACGAGCTTTCGCTGGTTTTCACCTGATTCCACGTGGCATTCGTCCTCAAGAAGACTGCTTCCTACAAGTGGGAAGTAAAGGTTGAAGTCCCAGTTGACGGCAACCGCTTTGAAACCCAAGCGTTTGAAGCAGTCTTCAAGAAGATCAGCCGATCCGGTTTTAATGATCTCGTCGAGAAGGGTGATGATGCCCTTGTTGGCGAGATTTTGCTTGGTTGGGAAGGCATCAACGATGAGTCTGGTAAGCCGATTCCTTTTACCGAGAAAAACAAGCAACAGCTTTGTGATGATCCCTATGTGCTGCGTGCCTTGATTCAGGCGTATGCAGACAGCCTGACTGGAGCAGCGGCAAAAAACTAAAAGCCGCCGCTGAGTATTGGGCAAAAGGCGGCGTTGTTGACGAACGTGAGGCTGATCTCAAGGCTTTGGGTGCAAGTCCAGAGCAGATTGCTGCTGCGAAGCTTCAAGCCGTAGAGCAGCACTGTGAGGTGTGGGAAGAAAATTGGGATGTAGTGCTGATGTTCCTGCGAATGACGACGCAGTGGAACACGAGCATGGCGGGTTTGACCGGATTGAACTACCCGAGTTTGGAATGGCTCTGTAAGCTGTATTCAGTCAAGGATCCTGTTGCCATTTTTGAAGGCATACAGGTGATGGAAATGGCAGCCCTTGCCGTCCTGAACACGAGGAGCAAATGAGCATCACCTCCGAAATCCGCCTTCGCGTAAGGAAAGAAGGTGATGTTGTTCTCAATCAACTCAGCGCAAAGCTGAATGATTTGGCGCAGCGGAGTGTTGTATCAACCAACAAGTTCAATGATCTCGCGAGAACTTTAAAAGCTTCTGATCAACAAATAAGAACAAAAAGTATTGCTGGATTGCAAGATTACGCCCGTGCGTGGCGTGAATTGGCGAACAATGTAGATATCACTAGCGCACAATTTAGGGAAGCAACTAGGGAAGCCCAGCGGTTTGAGCGTGAAGTTGCCAAAGCTCAAGGTCGCCGTGGTGGTGGTCGGTTTGCTGCTGCTGCACAAACGACTGGCGCAATAGCTGCTGCTGGCGTATTTGGCGGTCCAGAAGGATTTTTAGGCGCTGGCATTGGCGCGCTTATGGGCGGACCAGCGGGAGCCGCTGTTGGCGGCGCAATTGGTGCGCAAGCTGGCATGTTTAGACAGCAACTTGGCGGCACTGCTGTTTACGCGGCTGAAATAAACAAGCAACGTCTTGCATTGCAACTTGTCACAAAAGATGTCGTCGAGTATCAACGCGCGCTTTCTTTTGTTGATCAAACAAGTCGTCAATTTGCGATACCACAAGAAATTATTACACGGCAATTTACAAAACTTACCGCTTCAGTCAAGGGTGCTGGTGGTTCAGTCGCTGATGCCGAAAAAGCTTTTCTAGGTGTTGCTGCTGGCATTCGCGGAACTGGTGGAAGTCTTCAAGATCTTGATTCCGCTCTAACCGCAACATCTCAAGTATTTAGCAAAGGCAAGGTTTCAGCAGAAGAACTTCGTCAACAGATTGGCGAACGACTGCCCGGCGCGTTTACTTTATTTGCCGAGTCTTTAGGAATGACTCCGCAAGAACTTGATAAAGCCTTGGAGAAAGGTCAAGTAAGTCTTCTTGATTTTCAAAAGTTTTCCGAAAAGCTGTTTTCCGAATATGGCGAAGCAGCAAAAATTATTGCATCAGGTCCAGAAGCTGCTGGTGATCGCCTGCAGACGGCACTAGGCAAACTTAGTGAATCGGTTGGCAACCTGCTAAGACCAATCGGGGCTGAATTTCAAAATACATTTGCAAAAATTGCGTTTTCAATTGATGATGCGGCTCGCAAATTGGCGAACTTTTTGGGACTAGGCAAAGGACGAGCTGGTGAAATTGCGAAACTTGAAAAAGATATTGGAACAACCGACGAAAGACTTCGGGCTTTTGCCCAAAAAAGAGTTAGGGGTGGTGGCGCATTGTTGCCTGTTGATTATGGGCAAGAAAAAAGGCTTCTTGAAAGAAGGGTTGAATTAAACGCACAACTTCAAGGATTAAGAGCAGCAGAGAGAGCCGCTAGAGAAATCAAAACAGAGGAACCAAAGGGTTTACCCGGTGTATCGCAAGACGCGGGAGCTGGTGCAACAAAAAAAGCGAAGGAAAGACAAGATATTTCAATTGCACTAAGAGACGCCCAATTGGCAGCTCTTGGTATTGGTGAGGAATTGGATGTACTTCAAAAAATTGCATTAGAACGAGAGGCTAAATTATTAGAAATTAAAGAAAAACAACTTTTACCAAATGAAAAACTTGTGGCGGAAGCCAAAGTTAACAAGGCTGCAGAACAAGCGATTACCGCTGCGGTAAATCAAACCGCAATAGAAATCGGCAGGACTACCATGGCACGCCGTGAACAGAATGAAGAAATTGAAAAAGCCATAAAAAAATTAGAAATTGAAGCTGGAATTATTGACGAAAAACAAGCGGCGCAAATACAAAAAGAGCAATTTATCAAGAAATTGCAAACTCAAAATATCGTCCTGACTGAGGAGCAATTAGCGCGAATTGACAAGGCGCAAACTCGTATAAATGAAAAAACATCAGAGACAAAAGAACTTTTAAAGCAAGTCGCTCAAAATGTTATTACATCTATGGCTGACGCTTTTGAATCTTTGTTTGACAAAGCCACATCGCTTCGAGATGTGTTACTTGATCTATTGAAACAAACAGCTCGTTTACTTGTAGAGACAGGATTACGGGCAGGAATGAAAGGTTTGTTCCCAAGTCTTTTTGCAGCGGGTGGCGTGATGACATCACGTGGATCCTTGCCTCTCAAGCGCTACGCAGCCGGTGGTATTGCCACTTCACCGCAGCTTGCCATGTTTGGTGAAGGCAGCCGCCCTGAAGCGTATGTGCCGCTGCCTGATGGTCGCACCATTCCCGTCACCATGAAGGGTGGTGGAGATACCAATATCGTTGTCAACGTTGAAGGTGGTGGTACTTCTGCTCGTGGTGGTGGCGATAATGGTCGTGCATTGGGTGCTGCTATCGGTGCTGCAGTACAGGCAGAATTGATTAAGCAACGCCGTCCCGGAGGCTTGTTGGCGTAATGGCTACCTTCAATGATGCGACTGTTGGCACCACAACCGGTGGCACAACGCCTGACTTTGGCGCACAAAAAGCTTCAAGACCAAACGTCCGCATTGCCCAATTCGGATCTGGTTACAGCCAAAGGACAACATTTGGTTTGAATCAAAATCCAAAAACTTGGAGCCTTAAATGGTCTGCCGCTAGCAATAGCAATGCAGATGCCATTGAAGCATTCTTTGATGCACGTAATGGAGTTGAAGCATTTCAGTGGACGCCAATTGAGGAAGCAACGGCTTACAACTTCATTTGTAAGGAATGGCAAAGAACGCATCTTTACTCAAACATCAACGAAATAACAGCAACCTTTGAGCAGGTCTTTGAGCCATGACCACGCCCCAGTCAATCCAAGAGCAGCTCTATAAGCTCGAACCGTCCGCAATCATCGAGCTGTTCCAGCTACAGCTCACTGCAGCGATCAATGGCATTGATAGCACTCTGTATTACCACGCTGGCACGAATGAGCTGACCGCCGATATTGTCTTCGCTGGCATTACCTACGCTGCAACGCCAATCGAGATTGATGGCTTCGAGGTGACGACCAAAGGCACCTTGCCTCGCCCGTCAATGCGTGTGGCGAATGCCAATAGCGCAATCTCAGCCTTGCTGCTGCTTTACAACCCACTGCAGGCAAAGGTGACGCGGATTCGCACCTGCAAGAAATTCCTTGACGCGGTAAATTTCGCTGGCGGCAACCCCACGGCGGATCCCACTGCCAAATTCGAGAATGAAATCTGGTACATCGACCGTGTAGCCAACGAGAATCCGCAGCTCGTCGAATTTGAACTAACCAGCAAGCTGGACCTGACCAACCTTGCCCTGCCTCGCCGCCAGGTGTTGGAGCATTGCCCTTGGAAATATCGTGGCGCGGAATGCGGCTACACCGGCAAGAAATACTTCGACCTGAACGACTCAGCAACTACCGCCGCCAATGATCAGTGCGCTAAGCGGTACAACAGTTGCGCCCTTCGGTTCCCGAGCGGAAATCTGCCGTTTGGAGGCTTCCCTGGTGCCAGACTTCAGATCTGATTTCGAGCGTCACGCTCTGGAGCAGGCACCCAAAGAGGCGTGCGGTTTGCTGGTGAATGGTTCCTACTGGCGATGCCGCAACATCGCGGACGATCCCGAGCAGGATTTCGTGCTGCACCCAAAGGATTATGTGGCGGCACTATCTGCCGGACCAATCCAGGCGGTAATCCATTCGCATCCAATGGGCGGCGGTGCCAGCCTGCACGATCAAAAAGCCTGCAAACACCTAGGGTTGCCTTGGCACATCTGGTCAATGCCAGAAAACCAGTGGTCAACTATCAATCCTTGATTGGCAGGCAGTGGGCGTATGGCGTCAACGACTGCTTCTCGTTGGTGCGGGAATTTTTCGGGCTGCAGAGCATCCGGTTACCAGATTTTGATCGCCCCGAAGACTTAGAAACTTCGCCTAGCATTTTCTTGGAGCAGGCGGAGCGTATCGGATTTCGGCAGGTGGCTTACGCAAATCGCCAACCGGGTGACGTAGTGATCATGCGCCTTGGCACCAGATTCCCCATGCACGCTGCTGTGCTGGTGGATTACGACCGGATTTTGCATCAGCGGCAAGACTCGCTGAGTACCGAAGAACCTTTAACTCGGTACTATGTTGAGAGGATCGCAGCAGTCTTCCGCTATGGAGCAAACCGTCAGGCTGCTGGGTGAGCTTGGCGAGCGGTATGGCGCGGAGCATACCTATCACAACTTGCGCACGCCCGCTGAGGCGATCAAGTTGCTTTGCATTAACTATCCGAAATTTCAGGAAGAATTGGTCCATGCCCATGAGCATGGGATTGGCTATCAGCTTGTGCAGGCTGATGTGGAGCTGGATTATCCAGATTTGCAACTGCCAATGGGCAGCCACGATCTGATCCTGACGCCAGTGATCAGTGGTAGTGGTGGTGGTGTTGGCAAGGTTTTGGCTGGGGTTGGTTTAGTTGCCTTTGCGATTTTGACCGCTGGCGCTGGCGCGGGATTTCTTGGTCTGGGCGCAGGTTTAACTGCTGGCACATTTACGTTGGGTTCTGCGGCTTCAGTGGCTATTGGCGCTATCGGCACCAGTCTGATTTTGGGTGGCGTCACGCAACTGCTGTCACCACAAGCCGGATTGCCTCTAAACGGCAGCGCAGGCATCAGTTCATTCGGAACCGGCGGCAGCCGTTTTGCTGGAACCGCCCGCACCGATGGCTTCCAGAGCGACATCAGGGGAACTGATGGTGTCCAGTCCTACGCCTACACCGGGGCTGCAAATACCGTTGGCGTTGGTGCCACTATCCCAGTGGTCTACGGCAAAGCACTGATCGGCAGCCACCTACTGTCCGCCAATATTGAAATCACCGACGAATCTGATCCGCTCAGAACTTCGGTCGTCACCAAAGATACAGCAACCGCTACAAGCGAAGTTCGGCTCGGCGGTGAGGTGTTGTTGTTCGACAAATTTACTGATACATCCGGTGTTCAAGCTCAACGCACGCTGCGCTACACGGGACCGCAGTGGGGATATTTCCCGACCTTGAAGATGCAGAAAAATGCCACCTTCATTGTCCCGGATGGATTCACGCTGGATTCCACAAAAACCGGCGCGGATGTTGTGCTGGTTTTACGCAAAGGACTTTTTGACTATGTTGCCGGTCCAGGCACCACTGTCGTCCAAGGTGCTATCACCTACAGCATCGAAATTCAGGATCTCTCCACTGGCACGCCACTCGGTTCAGGTGTAGCCACAATCCAGGGGCAGCTTCTGAAAGGGCAGGAATACTATTGGATTCAACGCACTGATTTCGCCCAACCTGCTGGCGTCGGTAATGTTCGGGTACAGGTGAGGATTGAGGATTTCAAGTGCCGAAGCACTTGCGAGCTTCAGGTGCTGTCCGTCGGTTACGACAAGGGCATCAACAAATACGCATGATTTCCTGAGATGGCACTCAACAGCGAATCAGTCATTAAGATCGTTGACCTGCTCTGCGAAGGTCCGATCCAGGGTTTGGTCCTGGCTGAGGAAAGCGTCTACCTCAACGAAACCCCGATTAAAACTGGTAACGCTAGAAATTTCAGCAGCCAAGATATTCAATATGCAATGAATGTTGGGGGGCGCACCCAAGCGCAGCTCAGCCAGATGGGTGGCGTCTCATCCACCGTTACTGAAGTCGCAACAGAAATTGGCGAAAACTATTCCGAAACACTGGATTCCAACGGCGATGTTACTTCACGCGACTATGGCAGCGGGCAGGTAATTCGCCAGGTAACAGATTCTGAGGTTGATTTTATTGAGCTGCTGTTCACTATTCCCCGCCTGTTTTCAACATCACAGGAAGGTTTGGCTAAGGGTCAGCTTTTCAATGGGACAGTTCAGGTCAGGGTCTACGTCCAAAGCAAAGGCAGCGCATACAACAAGGTTTATGACCGCACCATCAGCGGCATTTCCGTCAGCGATTATCAAGTCAAAACCCCACGGATCAATCTGACCGGCAAACCCCCGTGGAACATCAAGGTTGTAAAAGAGAACCTTGGCGAAAATCACTTTGAGGTCAAATACACCAGCTTTACTGAGGTTGCAAAAAATACAGCCCTAGCCAATGGACGCGGCAACCGCATCGTCTGGACCGCTCTGATTGAGAGCCAAGTCGTCAGAAGTGCTTACCCCTACTGCGCTGTTGTCGGTCTTTCGGTTTCAACCAAACAGTTCCCGAGCCTGCCCAAACGTGCCTATGAGGTCAAAGGGCGCATTGTCAAAGTGCCAGCCAATGCTCGCGTCCGTGCTGACGGCAGCCTTGAGTTCCTTGGTGCATTTAACGGCACGCTGAAAGAATCTTGGACCACCTGCCCGGTCTGCTGCTTCTACGACATGGTGACCAACCCGCGTTATGGCGCGGGCGATTTCGTCACTGCCGCAAATCTGAGCTGGGTGGATCTTTACCCACTGGCGCAGTACGCCAACGCTCTGATCACTAACCCAGACGGCACGCGAGAGCCACGCTTTGCTTGCAATACCGTCATCGGTGACCAGGCTGAGGCTTTCAACGTTCTGCAGGATCTCGCCAGTGTGTTCCGTGGAATGCTGTACTGGCACGCCAATACGATCCAAGCAACTGCAGATCACGGCAACCTCAACGGCAGCGCAGTCGCCGCAGTTCACCTTTACAACAACAGCAACGCCATCGATGGTGCGTTCAGCTATTCCGGCACCTCACTGAAGACGCGCAGCACCAGCATCCGCATCCGTTACAACGACCCGAGCAATTTCTACAAGGCGAACTATGTCGTCGTTGAAGACGCGGCACTGATAAGCAAATACGGCTATCAAGTCAAAGAAATCGTCGGTTTTGGTTGCACTTCCAAATTCCAAGCGCAGCGGCTAGGGCGTTGGATGCTGGCATCGGAAGAAATCGACGGCGAGGTTGTCAGCTTCTCAACGGGTCTGCAGGGTGCCGTGGTCCTGCCCGGTCAGGTCTTTGCCGTTGCTGATGAAATGCGGCAGGGCGGCAGGTTGGCAGGTCGCATTGCTAGCGCCACAACCACCGCAATCACAACCGATCAAACGATCACCCTGCCCGCTGGTAGCAGCCACAAACTGACCTGCCTGCTGAGCAATGGAACAGTTGAGACCAAAAACATCTCTTCTGTTTCCGATAAAACGATCACCGTATCCAGCGCGTTTTCATCAGCCCCACAGGCTCAGTCGATCTGGTCGATGAGTTCTTCATCGGTTGTCGAGCAAAAATTCCGCTGCCTATCAGTTGCAGACAACGGCGATGGAACCTATGCGATCACTGGTGTCGAGCATAACGACAGTATTTATGCCGTTGCCGACGCTGGTGGTGAGCTGGTCTTTAACGACATCACAATTTTTGATCAGCAGCCTGCACCGCCTGAAGGCTTAAGAGTTACATTTCGCCAGGTCAGGATTGATGCTGGTTATCGCTTTATTGCCATCGCTTCATGGGTCAAAAATATCTCCAGCTATGCAGTCGGTTATGAAATCCGCTACAAGATCGGCAACCAGAGCTGGCGCAGCGACGAAACAACCAACCCCAACTATGAACTAACAAATCTCACCCAAACCACGAGTCTGTCATTCCAGGTCAGGGGTGTTGGCATTGCACCAAACCGTAAGACATCGCAATGGACATCAACAACTGCAACCGTACCGAATGTCAGTGTTGAAGAAGATCCATCAGGTGAATCGACTAATGGGCAATCCACCATTCTTCCGCCGCCTGATATTGATAATGTCACAATCCAAGCCAATGGAGACAATGCAATTCTTCGTTGGACATTCCCTGTTTTTGGCACTGATCTGCTGAATTACACGGTCATTGTTCGCCACAGCTCAAAACCCAATGGAACTGGTACATGGGCGGAATCAACAAAACTCCGCGAAATTTCTGCAACTACCAGCTACGCGATTGTGCCTTTGCTGGAAGGTGAATATCTGCTGAAGGCTCGTGATGAAAAAACAAAGCTCTATAGCACCAACGAAAACAGCGCCGTTATTGATCTGCCCAATTCACTGCCACGCTTGAATCTGCAGGTCACCCGCGAAGATCAAGACGTTCCGCCATTCCAAGGGCAGAAAAATGGCGTTTTTTATAGCGAGGAATACGACGGCTTGGTGCTTGATGGCAACTTGACGCTGGACGATATTGCCGAGCTGATCGACACGCTGGATTCGTTCGATTTCTTTGGAACCCGTCTTCTGAGCGGCAGCTACATCTTTGAGAACGTGCTGGATCTTGGCGGAGTTTTCAGTGTTGTGTTTAGCCGCACTCTGACAAGTCGTGGTCTGTATCCCGCCGACGCCATCGACGAACGCACCGCATTGATCGATCGCTGGACCGATTTCGACGGCGACATCCCCGATGGCACCAGTGCCGAGTTGTTCTTCCGCACTAGCAACCAAGCCACCACCGCTGAGGAGATGCTGCTGGAGGACGGCGATTTCCTGCTACTGGAAGATGGCAGCTACATCCAGATGGAATCCGATATTGATTTCGGACCATGGCAACCGATGGAATCCGGGCGCTACACCGGACGCCAGTTCCAGTTCAAGTGCGACCTAACCAGCGAGGCAACGGACCAAACCCCGGTTGTCGATGAGCTTGGCTACACGCTGCAGCTTGAAACCCGCACTGAAAGCAGCACGACGATTGCCTCCGGCGCTGGCGCTAAGGATGTGACGTTCACGAATGCGTTTTACCAGACACCGAATATCGGCATCACCGCATTCGATCTTGACTCTGGCGACTACTATAGGGTGACTTCCACTAGCCGGACTGGTTTTACGGTCACCTTCTACAACAGCTCCAATACTGCGGTGGATCGTGATTTCCAGTACCAGGCAGTGGGTTACGGCTCTGAACAACCCTAAGCATGGCTACGCACGATTACGTCATTGCCAACGCCTCTGGCAGTGCTGTGAGAGCTGACCTTAACAATGCTCTGGCAGCAATCGTCAGTAATAACAGCAATGCGACTGAGCCTGCAACGACCTACGCCTACATGTGGTGGGCGGATACGACGAATGGGCAGTTAAAGCTCAGGTCAGCCGCAAACGATAGCTGGATTGTTATTCAGGAACTTGACGGCACGATGCTGATGGAGGACGGCTCGGCTGCAGCGCCGGGTCTTGCCTTCGCATCTGATCTGGATACTGGTTTTTACCGTGCAACAACTAATGCACTTGGCATTGCCACAAATGGCACCAATGCAATTTATGTAGACGCCAGTCAGCATGTTGGGATTGGCACTACTGCGCCTCTAACTATGCTGCACATTGCAGATGATAGTCCCGTTTTAAGGTTGCAAGATACTGCGGCTGTTGGTGAGCCTTTTTCACAAGTATCAGGTAATAACGGGAATTTGTTTTTGCTGGCTGATGACGGAAATGATTACGCCGATACGCGTATTCAGTTTGATGTAGACGGCACCGAACGCGCCCGCATCGACAGCTCCGGCAGGCTCTTAGTTGGTACGTCTAGCAGCTCCTTCAATGCAAGGTTTATTGTTAAAGATAATGCCACAGGGACAGGTCCAGGCTCCCTCTGCGTAGGCACTACAACCGTATCCCCCATTAATGGAGCAACTATTGGTGCCAACATTTATTTATCATCAGCCGATGATAATGTTGCTGAAGTACGAGTCCGTAGAGATGGCGGTACTTGGACCAATGGATCATCTCACCCTTCAAGATTAGAGTTCTATACAACTGCGAATGGGGCGTCTTCTGGGACGGAGCGGATGAGGATTGACAGCAATGGTGCCGTCACGGCGCTTGGTATTTACGCTCAAGTTATCTCAGGTACTACAAGAGATGTTTACGCCAGAAACGACGGTGTTCTTGGGTATATCAGCTCTACTGAGGCTTCAAAGGGCAACATCAATGTCTTAGGTGACGTTGACTGGCTTTATCAACTGCAACCCAAAACATTCAATTACAGAGTCCAAGATGAAAGCGGGTCGTACACCGATGAACTACACTCTGAACTTGAATACGGTTTAATTGCAGAAGAAGTTGAGCCTATTGCCCCTGATCTTTGTTTTTATGATGAAACAGATAATGGGCAAGAGCTGCGTGGTGTTTCTTATCGAAAACTCATTACGCCTTTGTTGGCAGCCCTTCAGCAAGCAAATCAACGCATAGAAGCTCTTGAGGCTCGCTTAACTGCGGCAGGCATCTAAGTCCCCTTCACTAGCCACCCCACCTAAACTTCGCCCATCACCACCTTGACCATGGCTACCACCTTCGCCTGGAAGATCAACACACTGGAGCGCGAGATCAGTGATGGTTTCGTCTTCACCGCTCACTATTCCGTGGTGGCGATCAGCGACACGCTGGATCCTGAAGGCAACCCCTACAACTCCGGCGCCTACGGCAGCGTGGCATTCCAACGCCCCGATGATCTGATCCCCTACGACGAACTGACTGAAGAACAGGTGATCGGATGGATGCAGCAAGCTCTGGGCGGCGACGAAAAGGTTGCCGAAATTGAAGCTGCCCTTGAAGCACGTCTGTCTGAGCTGATCTCACCTAAAACCATCACTGGCACGCCCTGGAGCTAATCGATGGCTGACCGCAAGATCACAGATCTCTCAGCACTCACCTCGCCTGCATCTGGTGATCTGCTGCCCATCGTTGACGTTTCAGAAGCCGCCAACGTCGATAAAAACAAAAGCATCACCTACAGCGTGCTGTTCCGCAGCCTTGGTGATGGCACTGTTGGCGCACCATCAGTCGGGTTTCTAAGCGACACCGGCACCACGGGCATCTACCGCCCTGCTGCCAATCAGCTTGGCTTTAGCGCCAACTCAACCTTCGTCGGTAAGTTCAGCGCCAGTGGTTTGAAGCTCGGCGGTGCCGCAACTGATGCTGTCGATGCTCAACTGCACCTTGTCAGCACTGACACGACCGATCAGGTCATCATCGAAAACACCGATGCTGGCTTAGATACGGCGCCGGATCTGGTGCTGTACCGCAACAGTGCCAGCCCTGCTGCCAACGACAACCTTGGCAACATCGAGTTTCGCGGCGAAAGCAGCACCGGCAACGCTCATGCCTATGCGCAGATCACCGCTGGCATTCAGACCGCTACCGACGCGGTAGAAGACGGCATCCTCGATCTGATGTCGTCGTCGTCTGGTACAACTGCCACCCGCATCAGACTGCTGGGCGCGAATGTCGGCATCAGCGAAACCGCTCCCGCCTTCCCGCTGCATGTAACCAATGCAATCAGCGGCACTGCGCTGCAGGTTGAATCACCCATTAATGATCCCGCGAGTGCAGCAGATATCACGCTGTACCACCACCGCAATGATGCTGCTGGTGTTGCCGATGATCTGATCAGCACGGTCTTTTACCGCAGCAAGAACGACAACGCCACGCCCGACGACATTGACTATGCCGCGATTGAAGGATCCATCACTGATCCATCAGACACGGCTGAAATCGGTGCGTTGCGCCTGCAGGTTCAAACTGCTGGCACGCTGACCACTCAGCTTGAAATCAGCGGCGACACCATTGGATTTTTTGGTGCCACTGCTGCAGCCCAGGTTGCTGCAATCACGGACATCACAACAACGGCAACGACTGGCACGCTGCCAACCGCCAGTGACACCAACACGATTGCAGATGCTGCTGCCCCAACGGTGGACGAACTGCTGCAGTATTGCGTAACGCTGGAAAGCAAAATCGAGGCGTTGATTGACGCCATGCAAGCCCACGGACTGATGGCAACCTGATGGCAGGCACTCGCCTATCACTACTTGGTGGTGGGTTGGCTTTGCTCACCACCATCATTGGCACCACGATTGCTATTGATTCGCGTTATGCCAAGTCGGAAGAAGTTCGGCAGCAATTTTGTCAGGCTCGCAAACAACAACTTCGTGACCGCATCTTTGAGCTGGATCTAAAAGAACCAAAGTCGCCAAACGAAAAAGCCCTGCGAGAATACTTACAGCAACAACTTCGAGATGGCTGTTAAGTCCAAGACCGCATTGGGTCGCGTTGAGCATAAAGCTGGCAAACCCAAGCGCACCCGTCAGGGTCAAGGGCAGCACAGCTTGCCTAGCCACGGCAGAAAAAAGACACGTGGGCAGGGGCGTTGATCTGCTAAGCTTTGGCTTCGTACTTCTTTCGAGAGGCACGGAACGTCCGTAGCCGCCCGGCTGCGGTGAGGCTGGCACCGCGTGAGGACCAGCCACCGGGCAACCCTTTTTCAGATTGAATTCTGAAGATAATTTGTCGTGCGATGAGACACGATAAGATTCGGAAGTAACTGCAGACGTGCGATGTCTGAAGGTGGATTTTGGCGTGGTGTCAAGCAAGAAACCATCGCAGGTATTGGCGTTGCAGCTACCGTCGCACTAGCTTCCGGCATCTTTTACTTGGTTTATACGGTGCCAACCAAGCTTGATGACGTGCTACAAAATCAAATCAAGTTTGAAGAAAAGATTGGAAAAATCGACGATCGTATCCTTGATCACGAGCAGCGGTTGATCAAGCTAGAAATCCGAAAGTAAGCTGGTAGCAGACGCTATTCCGTCATGGATCCCACTACTGCTGCTGTTGTCGCCATCATTGTGGCTGCAGGCTCTGAAATCATCACTCTGCTGCCTATCAAAGAAAATTCTTGGGTGCAGTTGATCGTCAAAGCACTGAAGGTTGTATTCCCAAAGCGCTGAACGCCGACACCACTTGGATGGTTCGTTTTGGTGATAAGGATTGGCGGCATCATTTGAATCGTGCGGCACAACGGCACAAATTCGAAGCCACCTTGTCACCAAGACTGGACCGCGAGATCGAGAAGATCAACAGGGTCATAGACCTTGAAGCAGAACGCGATCGGCGGCGTCCTGAAATCAAACACGAAGAACCAACACCTGAGCAGACGGGAGAAAGCCGTTTACTGGGTGGACCAATGTCAATTTCATCCCCTTGGGACGATGACCCAGAACCGCCTTCGGCTGCATGATCTGTTCCGTTATTACAAGGCACTGCCGCATCAAAGTGCTGCGATAACGGAGCTGGAAGAAGCGATCTTGAAGAAGTCGCCTGCGATTTTTAATCGTGACCAGGCTTGGTTCAAAACTTGGACTCAGGCTGGCAAGCAGGATGAGGAACGCCCGCCTGCATCCCTGTTCACGCCTGATAAACCTTGGGATTTCAAGGTGACGCCAAATATCACGTATGGCGAGCTGACCTTGATGGAAGAGGAGCGGCGTTTTACCAAGCAACAGCAATGCGATACGGCATTGGAACTGTGCAAGTACCTAGAGAAGGTGCGGACGCATTTTGGTGGGAAGCCAATTGTGATCACCAGCGGTCACCGTCCACCTGCTGTCAATGCTCGTGTTGGTGGGTCAAGCCGATCCGAACACTTGTACAACATGGATGGCGTCGGTGCCGTTGACTTTTACATCGCTGGCGTGGACATCTACAAAGTACAAGAGTATGTTGATCAAACCTGGGATTACAGCCTTGGGTACGGTGCGCCAAAGGGCTTCGTACATCTAGGCACGAGACTGGGTAAACCACGCATACGTTGGAACTACTGAGTGTCTGTTCTTTGCGACTGGCAAATCCGCAATCTTTGTCTTGGGCATGGCATGGTCGTGCCTTACAACGAAGAACTTCTCAATGCAGCATCAATTGATGTGCTGCTTGGCGATCACTTGATGATTGAGGATCCGATGAGTACGGATCTGCGCAAGATCAGCATCAAGGGCTATACGGCACAGGATCCGTATTGGCTGCGTCCTGGTGAGTTTGTACTGGGCGAAACGCAAGAAACGTTCGATCTGCCCGAACATTTATCAGGACAGTTTGCCCTGAAGAGCAGCAGAGCAAGAGATGGATATTCCCACATGCTTGCTGGGTGGTGCGATCCAGGCTGGCATGGTTCCAAGCTGACGCTTGAACTGCAAAATGCACGCAAAATGCATTCATTGCCGTTGTATCCCGGACTAAAAATTGGACAGATTATCTTCTTTGAAATGAGTGAACGTCCAATCAAAAGTTATGCCGAAACGGGACACTATAACAACGACAAAACAGTTGCGGGATCTAAAGTAAATCCCTGAACTGATAAGTCCATTTCCAGATCAGAATTTCACGTTCTAATGTATAAAAATCTTGCTCTCTATACCAAAGCGTCCATTCTGTTGATCCTTTGGATCCATTGCAGCGCAGGCATGCTGGCACTAGGTTCTCTATCACGGTCTGTCCACCACGATGCCTAGGAACCACGTGATCTAGCGATTCCGCGTGTTCACCGCAATAGGCACAATTACACTCAAAAGCTTCAAAGATTTTTAACCGAAATCTCGCCCGTGTTTCACGCTTTGGGATCAGACTGGTCTCGTCGATCCACGCACGCATGGCGGCTCCT